AGCACAGCTAACGCATTTACTAGCAACATGACCATCACAGTGACAGGCAGTGCCAATGCCAGCGTGAGCTTCAACGGCAGCGGTAATGTGGTGATGCCACTGGCGCTAACACACGTGGTCACAGCGGGCTACTATCAAAATGTGACAGTTGGCAGCAATGGTATCGTGACCAGCGGTCAGCTGCTGAACGCCAATGACATCAACACTGCGCTTGGTTACGTTCCCAGCCCAGTGGATGGTGTAGCTAATAGCCTAAGCTTTGGTTCTAACATAATAATCAACGGTGTAGTTGGCGGTAGCAACGTCTTCCACGGCAACAGCAACATCATCATAACTACCACATTCCTTGACAATCCGATGCCCACTAACGGCATCATTTCTCTGCCTACTGGTGCTACCATACCAATTGGTTGGTATATAGCTAATGGTCAGAGCGTGTCATTACCAGGTGGTGGTGGTACTGTTGTCACACAGAATCTCACAGGTTCAGATCTACCCGGTTGCGTTTGGATACAAAAAGTCTACTGATAGGTAAGTTTCATCGTATCTACGGTTTTTTACCTATATTTCAAAGGATTCGGCTGTTGCCATTAAATACAGCCGAGTCTGCTACACATCTTACCACAGGAGTAAAAGGCAATGGCTAGGAATAAACTTGAACAAGTCCTTGAATATCTCGTCGCAGGCGATGAGAGCAAGGCAAAGGATCTGCTACATCAGGTCTTTATCGAAAAAGCTCGTCAGATCCACGAAGAACTGATCAGCGCAGAAGAGATGGATGAAGAAACACTCGGCGGTGACGAAGGCAAGGATCTCCGCCACGATGTCATGCATCACAGCGACCACATCAGTGATCTAAATGACGAGATTGAGTCAGAAGAGATCATGGGTGAAGACGCTGAGATGGACATGGGTGATGCTGAGATGGACATGGATGACGCTGAAGAAGATCTCGGCGATGCTATGTCTGACGCAGAAGGCGCTGAACATGACGTCATGGACGACATCGAAGGCACCATGGGCGACCTCGAAACTGCTCTTGCCAAGCTCAAGGCTGAGTTTGAAGAGCTAGAAGCCGCAGAAGGCGCTGAAGACCACATGGACGGCATGGGCGACGACGAGATGTCCATGGATGGCGATGAAATGCAGGGCAGCGAAGAAGGCGAAGAAGAGATGGACGAGATGTTCACCGAAGAAGACTTCGATGATCTCGCTGAAGCTGTTGAGCTTGAGAAGGTAACGATCCCTACCAAGGGTGAAGTAGGCGCTGGCAAGTTCAGCCCTAAGGATGCCGATACCAAGCAAGACAGCCCAGTACCTCCAAGCCAGACCACACGCTTTGGTGCTGCTCCGATCAAGACCGGAACAGGCCCTAAGGCAGATGGTTATGCTCTACAGGCAGCTCCAAAGAGCGACAAGCTCCCAATCCTCCCAAAGACCAATCAGCGCAAGACTGATACAGAGGGCATGGAAAATGAGCAGAGCGGCAAGTACGGTGCGAAGGAAGACAGCAAGAGCGCACTTGACACAACCGACAAGACTTTCGGCAAGGGCAACCAAACTAGCCCGCTCACTCATGCTCCGCGCAAGTAATTGAAAGAGCATAGATGCTATAAAAAATACCGCAGGATATATTCCTGCGGTATTTTCTTAGAAAAATGCCTATTTGACGCAGGTTAATCAATCTGTCACTAAATATCACACCAGATTACAAGGTATGTACATGAAAGAGAACATCTTAGTTGAGCATCTCACTTACGACGTTGCCAAAGCCGAGGTCATAACCGAATCGGCTGGTGAGGGCCAACCAAAGAATGTCTACATGAAAGGTATCTTCATACAAGGCGGGCTGCGCAATCACAACGGTCGCGTTTATCCCGTCAATGAGATACGTAAAGCAGTCGAGGCCCTCAATGAGTCAATCAAGCAGGACAACGGAGTTCTTGGAGAGTGCGATCACCCACAGGAGCTACAGATACATCTCGATCGCGTGAGCCATAAGATTACTGACATGTGGATGGACGGCGCTAACGGTTATGGCAAGCTACAAATATTGCCAACTCCCTGCGGCGAGATCGTCCGTACGCTGCTTTCTAGCGGTATAAAGCTAGGTGTCAGCAGCCGTGGTTCAGGCAATGTAGACGATAACGGCGAGGTAAGCGACTTTGACATGCTCACAGTTGATATAGTAGCCAAACCTAGTGCGCCAAATGCTTACCCCGTGCCGATGTACGAGGCGATCATGAATCGCAAACACGGATACCGAGCTAACGAACTCGCTGAAGCAGTTCGTCATGATGGTTCTGCTCAGAAGCATCTGACGAAAATACTGCTTAACTGGGTTGACGAGTTGAAACTGAGATAAGGAGTCGGTCAAATGACAACAAAGATTGAAGAGCTCCTTGAGAACGAAGTACTTGGCCCCGAAGTCAAGTCTGCGCTCCAAGAAGCATTCCAAGCTAAGATCAAGCAGACCGAGGCCCAACTGCAGGAAGATTATGCTGCACGTTATGCCAATGACAAGCAACAGCTTGTTGAGGCAATGGATAACATGCTGAACGACACTATCCGTTCTGAGCTTGAAGAGTTCGCAGAAGACCGCGCTGCTCTGATCGCACAGAAGGCTAAGCTCAGCAAGGAAACCCTAGCAGCTAAGCGTATCGCAGAAGCCTCGATCGCAAAACACACTAAACTGCTGAACGCATTCGTAGCAAAGCAGCTGAAAGAAGAGATATCAGAGTTCGTCTCCGACAGGAAGACGCTAGAATCACAGCGCAAGAAGATGGCTCAAGAAGTTGAAACCATCCGCGAAAGCGCAAAGAGAAACACCCAGGATCGCATCAGCAAGCTAGAAGGTTTCGTGGTCAAGAAGCTTTCAGAAGAGATTGCCGAGTTTGAAACTGACAAGAAGGCCCTCATCGAACAGCGTGCCAAGCTAGCTGCCGAGGGCAAGAAGAAGATCACCGAAACCAAGGCAGCATTTGTGCAGAAGGCTACTAAGACGTTGGACAAGACGTTGAACGAAGTCATCCGTAGCGAGTTGGTGCAGTGGAGGGACGATATCAAGGTTGCTCGTGAGAACAACTTTGGTCGCAGGATCTTTGAAGCAGTCGCTGCAGAATACATGGCTAGTTACCTATCAGAGGGCAGCATGACCAAGCAACTTCAGCGCCAACTGGCCGAGAGCCAGTCCCGCATTGATGAGGCAACTAAGCAGCTCCAGACCAAGCAACAGCTTGTTGAAGCAGCTGAAAAGCAAGTCAAGGCAGCCAACGATCGCACACAGAGGCTGGAGCTCATGAGTGAGATGCTAGCTCCTCTGAACCGCGATAAGAAGGCAATCATGGAAGAGATGCTTAAGGACATCAAGACAACAAACTTGAAGGAAGCCTTTAATCGTTATCTTCCAACCGTGATGAACGGTGAAGCAACCGGCGCTATCAGGCAAAAACTGTCTGAAAACGCCACAAACAAAACCGTGGCATTCACGGGTGACAGGCCAAACAAGCTGTCAGAAGCGGTGAGAGAAGACAACAACCAAGACATTGGTCAAATTCTCTATCTCGCAGGCATCAAAAATTGAAAGGAAGCCAAAAATGAGCAAGAATCTGTTTGAAACTCATTGGTCGGCTACCAAGACCGCACTCTGCGAAGGTCTGACCGGCAATCGCAAGAAGGTCATGGAAGTTGTCCTTGAGAACACCAAGAAGGACCTGCAAAGCAAGTCCGGAATCCTTTTTGAAAGCGCAACCCCAGGCAGCACGTCTGCAGGTAACGTTGCTACTCTCAACAAGGTTATCCTCCCAGTAATTCGTCGCGTTATGCCTACGGTTATCGCGAACGAAATCATCGGCGTTCAGCCTATGACTGGCCCAGTTGGCCAGATCCACACGCTGCGCGTTCGTTATGCTGATACATTTGGTTCGCCAAATCCAGTAGCAGCTAACACGGAAGCACTTAGCCCATTCCAGATTGCTGCGTTCTACTCTGGTAACGGCAACAGCACTGCTCCAGCAGCTGCACCAGTTAGCGTCCTCGAAGGCGTTGCTGGTAAGCGCTTGAACATCCAGATCCTCAAGGAAGTTGTGGAAGCAAAGACCCGCAAGCTATCAGCTCGTTGGACCTTTGAAGCTGCACAGGATGCACAGGCACAGCAGGGCATCGATATCGAAGCAGAAATCATGGCTGCTCTGGCTCAGGAAATTACGGCTGAAATCGATCAGGAGATCTTGACCTCCTTGCTCGCTCTCGCTGGTACCACACTGACCTACGATCAGGCTGCAGTTTCTGGTACAGCAACATTCGTTGGTGACGAGCACGCAGCTCTTGCGATCCTCATCAACCGTGCTGCTAACTTGATCGCTGCACGCACACGTCGTGGCGCAGGTAACTGGGTTGTTGTGAGTCCAACCGCTCTCACCATCCTACAGTCTGCAACGACTTCTGCATTTGCACGTACCACGGG